TCCCCGGATCGCCGCGAGCGGCTGCTGAAGGCGGTTCAGTGGCCGCACTGGTCACGCTGGGTTGGTCTGCGCTGTCGTGGATTGAGCACTACCTCGTGCATGGTCCGGGTGATGTGCAGGGCCAGCGAATCCAGATGGACGATGAGTTCGCCGCGTTCGTGCTGAAGGCGTACAACCTCGACCCGACCACGGGCGCGCGGCTGGTCCGGCGTGCGTTCGTTTCGCGGGCGAAGGGCCGCGCCAAGTCCGAACTGGGCGGATGGGTCGGCTGTTTCGAAGCGATCGGCCCGTGCCGTTTCGATCACTGGGCCGAGCCTGGCGAAGTGTCGGCGTGGGGCTACGAGTACGAGCCGGGCGAGCCTGTCGGGCGTCCCCTGCCGTACGTCGAAGTTCTCTGCGTGGCCACCGAAGAGGGTCAGGCCGGGAACACGTACGACGTGATCCACTACAACCTCGACCCTGAGACGTGTTCGCCTGAACTGGCCGCCGACTTCCCGGGGCTCGACGTTGGCCTGACGCGGATCGTCCTGCCGGATCATCGCGGTTCGATCTCGCCTGAGACCGCTGGGGACTCGTCAAAGGATGGCGGTAAGTCCACGTTCATCGTGGCCGACGAGACGCACCTGTGGCTGCTGAAGCGGCTCCAGTCAATGCACGCGACGATGGCCCGAAACCTGCTGAAGCGCAAGCTCGCGTCCGGCTGGATGCTGGAGACCTCGACCATGTACGGCGAGGGCGAAGGTTCGGTCGCTGAGGGGACGCACGCCTACGCGATGAGCAAGCGCGCGAAGGCGCTCCTGTTCGATCACCGGCAGGCGTCCGCGCACTGGGATCTGGACGACCGTGCCCAGCGCATCCAAGCACTACGTGAGGCGTACGGTCCCGCTGCTGACTGGATGGACCTGGAAGCGATCGCCGATTCGTGGGACGACCCGCAGGTTACGGCGTCCGCGTTCCGTCGCTACTTCCTGAACCAACCGGCTCCGATGGCGGAGAAGCCAACGTCGATCCTGCCCGCGTGGCAGGCGTGCGGTTCACCTGAGCGGACGCTTCCCGGCGTCCCAGTGTTGGCGCTCGCCACGTCGTTGGACCGCATGTTCTCGTGCGTGGCTGGGGCCATCGAAGAGAACGGCACCGTGCTTGTGCGCGTACTGCGCCATGGCCCTCACGGGGCTTGGGTTGTGGACGAGTGCAAGGCGCTCTCTGAGCGCTTCAACGGTGCCGGGGTGGCCGTGGACCGCAAGGGGCCTGCTGGCTCGTCTGTGGACGCCCTGGAGGCTGCTGGCGTGCGTGTGCAGTCCGTGACCGCTGACGACGTGTGCGACGCGGCTGCGTTGGTCCTCGACCGAACCACAGACCGGACGCTGGAGCACTTCAACCAAGCCGAACTGAACGCCGCCGTGGATGTCGCCGCGTGGCGATCCGTCGGCGAGCGTCGCGCGTTCGGCCGGCGCTTGTCCGGTGGCGATATCTCCGCACTGGAGGCCGCATCACTGGCTGCGCTGCTGGCCCAACCCCGCCCTGGTGAAGGTGCCGCATTCAACATCTGGTGAAAGGGGCATCCGTTGTCTCCTGGCCGCATTGAGGCTTTCGGGCTGGTCCTTGTCGTGATCGCCGCGTCCCTGTTGACGTGGGCGGCTGCGCTCGTCTCCGTTGGGGCGGCGCTGGTCGTGAGTGGTTCCCTGTGCGCCGTCGCCGGCGTCTCGCTGGTCGTGGTGGCCGCGAAAACTGACACGAAGGGCGGTGGTGGGTCGTGACGATCTTCTCGCCGCTGTTCGCGTCGATCGAGTCCCCGCAAGTCTCGATTTCTTCCGCTGAGGTCGGGCTCCTGTTCGGTGGCGAAACGGTGTCGGCTGGCGTTCAGGTGACCGAGGAGAAGGCGCTCGGGCTGCCTGCTGTGTTCCGGGCCGTGAACGTTGTCGCCGGGACCATCGCATCCCTTCCGATTCACGCATTCCGCGACTCGACCACGGGCGCGCGTACGCCAGTGGCGTCGTCTCACCCTGCCGCGAAGCTGCTCGCCACTCCCCACCCTGACATGACCCAGTTTGAACTCTGGGAGACGGTCCTCACCCATATGATCCTGTGGGGTAACGCCTACCTGTGGCTGCGGCGTGACGCGCTGGGCAGGGTCGTGGAGTTGTGGCCGATTCACCCGTCACGCATGAGGGCGGGCCGCACGTCGGATCTCAAGAAGGTCTACAAGCTCGACGGCGGCGACGTGGAGCTGGACGACACGCGCATCCTGCACCTGCCCGCGTTTGGCTATGACGGCGTGTGTGGGGTTTCCCCGGTGCGTCTCGCCAGGGAAGGGCTCGGGTTGGCGATCGCCGCCGAGCAGTACGGCGCGAAGCTGTTCGGGTCTGGGTCGCTCGCAACAGGAATCCTGCAAACCGATCAGCGACTCACCCCAGATCAGGCCGACGCGCTGCAGGTCCGCTGGCGCGCGAAGCGCTCCGGGTTGAACTCGGCTCACGAAACGATCGTGCTGGACGCGGGCGCGAAGTGGACGCAGCTGTCCATCCCGCCCGGTGACGCCCAGTTCCTTGAGTCGCGTTCGTTCCAGGTGTCGGAGATCGCCCGCATGTTCGGCGTTCCCCCTCACATGCTGATGGACACCGAGAAGGTGACCTCGTGGGGGACGGGCATTGAACAGCAGTCGATCGGGTTCGTGGTGTACACGCTGCGGACGTGGATCATCCGGATTGAGCAACGGCTGTCGCGCATCCTGTCGCCGCAGCCGGTGTACGCCCATATCACTGTAGAGGGGCTGCTGCGAGGCGATTCCGCCCAGCGCGCGGCGTTCTACAAGCAGATGTTCGACATGGGCGCGTACAACACAGACGAGATTCGCGCGCTCGAAGAAATGGGACCAGTCCCGGGCGGGGACGTTCGTTACCGCCCGCTGAACATGGGTGTCTTGGGCACCACTGACGATGGAGCTGCTGATGCCTGATTTCCGCTGGCGTGGCGAAATGCCCACCCCTGGCGTGCGCGCCTCAATCCTGAACGCCGTGCAGGCCACTGATGCTGTTGACGGCGTGGCGACGTTGCGGATCTATGACCCGATCGACTCGTGGGGTGGCGAGTGGGGCGTGTCCGCGAAGGAGTTCGCTGCGGCGCTCGACGGGCTCCCCGATGGCGTGACGGAGATCCGCCTGCACCTGAACTCGCCCGGTGGCGAAGTCTGGGAGGCGCTCGCGATCACGAACCTGTTGCGCGAGCATCCGGCGCGCGTGGTGGCCGTGGTCGACGGGCTGGCCGCGTCTGCTGCCAGCTTCATCGCCTGCTCGGCTGACGATGTGGTGATGGGCCGCAATTCGCAGCTCATGATCCACGACGGACGCGGGCTGTGCATGGGCACCGCTGGCGACATGCGCGGATTGGCTGACTTGCTGGACAAGATCAGCGACAACATCGCGTCGATCTACACCGCGAAAGCGGGTAGCACGGTGCGTCATTGGCGTGACATGATGCTGGCCGAAACATGGTTCGACGCCGCCGAAGCCGTGGCCGCTGGCTTGGCTGATCGGGTGGCCGGCGACGACCTGCCCGACGAGGCGCCGACCGCCGCGTTCGACCTGTCCGGTTTCAAGTTCCAAGGCCGCGAGGCTGCACCTGCACCCGTGGTGGCCGTGGCTGACGTTGAGCCCGAGCCCACCAATGGCCCCGATGTGGACGCGGCGCGGCTGCGTCTGAACCTGCGCAAGAAGCCCCGCCGGGGCTGATTCGCAACACCCCCGATTTCCCCCGCCGAGATTCGCTCGCTGGGGCGTTTGCCCGTGTCACGGGTAGAAAGGAGCACGCCGCATATGGACGTGCAGAAGCTCCGCGATCAGCGGGCGAACCTCTGGGAGCAGGCCAAGGCCCATCTCGACGGCGGCCTGACCTCCGGCGAGGACCTGGCGAAGTACCAGGCGATGGAGTCCGACCTGGACGCCTTCGACGCCAAGATCGAAGCCGCTGAGCGTGCCGACTCCCGCGAGTCGCGTTACGGCCAGCTCGAGGCCCCGATCTTCGGTGGCACTCCCGCCGGCAAGGGCGACGCCGACCACCTCGGTTCGGTGTTCAACTCGTTCCTCCGTCGGGGCATGAATGCCCTGAACTCCGACGACCGCGCACTCATGGAGTCGCGGTTCGATACCTCGATCCAGAACGCCGCTGGCGTGGGCTCGGGTGCGGCTGGCGGGTACACCGTGCCGGCGTTGTTCCGCGACAAGATCGTGGAGACGCAAAAGGCGCGCGGCCCCATGTTCCAGGAAGCCGAAGTCATCGTCACCGACACGGGCGCGACGCTCCCGTGGCCGACCAACGACGACACCGCGAACGTGGGTGCACTGCTCGCCGAGAACGCTCAGGCGACCGAGCAGGACTTCACGTTCGGCACGAACTCGGTTGAGGCGTACATGTACACCTCGAAGATCGTTCGTGCGTCGCTGCAGTTCATGCAGGACCACCCTGCCCCGGACGCGTGGCTGGCCCGCAAGCTGGGTGAGCGCCTCGGGCGCATCCACAACCAGCACTTCACCACGGGCGCCGGCACGACCCAGCCTGACGGCATCGTGACCTCTGCGACTGTCGGCGTGACCGGTACGGGCTCGTTCGCCACGACCAAGCTCACGGGCGACAACCTGATCGACCTCACTGAGGCGATCGATCCGGCGTACGCGTCGGGTGATCTGAAGTTCATGATGCACCAGACGGCACGCGCTGCCGCCCGGAAGCTGAAGGACTCCCAGGGCCAGTACCTGTGGCAGCCGTCCCTGCAGGCTGGGATTCCCAACACGTTGGCCGGCTACCCGGTGGTCATCAACAACGACATGGCGACCCTCGCCGTGTCCTCGAAGTCGGTCCTGTTCGGCAACATCAAGGACGCCTACCTGATCCGGATGGTGAAGGATGTGACGTTGCTCCGCTTGGTGGAGCGTTACGCCGACTACCTGCAGGTCGGGTTCCTGGCGTTCTCGCGCGTCGACGGCACTCTGCAGGACGCGAACGCCGTTCGCGTGTTCCAGACGACCGCCGCCGCCTGATGGCTGATGGTCACGATCATGACCGGGTGGTGATGCTCTCGTTGAGAGCTGACGGCACCCCTGATCAGGTCGACCCGGAGTTGATCGGGCAACCGGTCGTCGCCGAGAAGAAGCCCGCGCCGAAGAAGCGCGGCTGACGCATTCCCGTACGCAGCACCCGATCCCCCCGGTTGAGGGGGACCGGGTGCTGCTGCGTTTGAGGGGAGACCACATGACCACATGGCTGACCGTGGAGGATCTGCGCGGCTACGTGAACAACACGAAGGCGACGGGGGCTGAGGATGCCTCGTTGCTGCTGTCGCTCGAGGTGGGCGTCGGCAAGGTTGAGGAGCTGTGCGGGCCTGTGGTCGCCACCGACATCACGGAGCGCATCGACGTTGGCACCTACGCCGCTGTGCTCAAGTTCCGCGCCGAATCGTTGACGAGCGCCGCCACGCTTGCGGGGTCGGTGCTGACGTTGGCTGATTACCGGGTAGACGGTTCGCAACTGTTGGCCCGCGCCGATGGTGGCCGTATGCCGTCGGGCCCGCTTGATGTCGCGTACGTCGCAGGCTGGGCTACTGCCCCGTGGTGGGCGAGGGCTGCGGCGTTGAACATCGCCGCCCAGCACTGGAAGTCGCGTCTCACCATGCCCGGCCAGCAACCTGTCCCGGCTGGCTTCCTCGTGTCGAATCAGGCCGCCGAGCTGATGAAGGATCATCTACTGGCCCCGTTGGGGTTCGCGTGAGCACGTCGGTTCTGCCGGCGTTCATCGACGCGCTGCTGGCTGCCTCAACCGCTGCCCTGCCGGATGTGACGGTGGCCGACTGTTGGCCCGTGTCGCTGAACTCGGGCAACTGGCTGCTGATCGGCGTCGATGACGCTGAGGCTAACCGCACCATTGGCGCGTCTGGGACGCAGGTGTACCCGCACGCGCAACGACTGACCCGTGACGAGTCGGCTGAGGTGCATGCGGTCATCTGGTGCGCCCACGACGACGACGACGTGAAGGGCGCACGGGACGCCGCGTTCGCCATCCTCGCGGCCGTGGAGACGCTACTGCGGCAATCCATCACCCTCAACGTGGCGAGCGTCTGGAAGGCGTCTGTGGCCGCGTGGAGCTACACCCCGCACCGGCTCGCTGACTACGGCTCGACCGTGGCCGAAATCCAGTGCTCGATCACCTACGAAGCCCGCATTTGACCCAAGGAGTCCCCGTGAAGGTTCGCAATGTGTCGCCGCTGGGCGATGTGGAAGTGCTCGGGCGCATCGTCCCCGCGGGCGACGTGTTCGAGGTGTCCGACGAGCAGGGCGCGGCGCTCATCGCCCAGCCTGACAACTTCGCTCCGGTCGTGGAGCCCAAGGCCAAGGAGGCCGCCAAGTGACCACGTTCCTCGACAACCAGGTGGGCCTGAAGAAGGAAGTTACCTACGGCACCGCCGTCGTGCCGGACCGCTTCTACATGTTCACCGGCTCCGCCCACTCGGACGGCAAGTCGGTCGTGCAGGGTGTCGGCTTGAAGCCGGGCGCGCGTGTCGCCCAGTCTGACCGTCGCACCATCCCCTACCGTTCCGCCGCCGGCTCGCTGGACCTCGAAGTCCCCTCCAAGGGGCTGGGTGTCCTGTGGGAGGGCTGCATGGGGGCGTCCACGTCGACCCTCGTCAGCGCGGGCCTGTACCAGCAGGTGTTCTCGTTCGCCGATGTGATGCCCTCCTACACGGTCCAGTACGGCGTCTGGGACGGTTCTGCGGTCTCCCCGTACACGTATGCGGGCTGCCAGGTCGGTTCGTGGACGCTGAACTGCCCCGAGGGCAACATCGTCAACATGACCCTGAACTGGGTCGGCAAGTCGCTGTCGACTGCCGGTTCGGTGGCCGCCGCCTCCTACCCCGCCAGCTCGTCGCTGTTCACCTTCGCGCACGCCGCGTTCTACGTGGGCGGCACCCTGACTGCGCCGACGACCACGGTCATGGGTTCGGCCACGGGTTCGGCGCTGGCGACCGTGAAGAACTTCAGCCTCTCGGTCGACAACGCGCTGAAGGATGGGCCGCAGGTTGGCGGGCTCCCAACGGTACGCAAGCCCGGACTCCGCGCCATCACCGGTACTGTCAACGTTGAGTACGACGGCAACACCCTGCGGGACGCCATCATCGCCGACACCTCGCTTGTCCTGGTCGTCACGTTGACGAACGGCACCGACGTGTTGCAGGTCATCGTCCCCGAGGCTCGCCTGAACGGGAACCTTCCGACCGCCAACGGGTCCGAGCGCATCAGCCACGACCTCGCGTTCGAAGGTCTGACCTCGGGCCTGACCGTGGCGGTTCGCACGGCTGACGCCGCCCTCTGACGTGTCCCAGCCGTCGATCTCGGCTGAGGATTATGCCCGGTTCGCCGCGGCCTTGAAGCAGGCCGACAAGGCCGTGGCGCGGGCGATCCGCAAGCGCATCCGTGAGGTTGCCACGCCGATCGGGCT